GAAAGCTGACGAGGTGCTTTACAGCGACGAGAGGGCCCGGAACGCCACCATCCGATTCGTGTACTCAGTCTTGCTCATGCGGGAGAGCTATGGGATTTCGGGGACGGCTAAAGGAAGACACAAGGAGGTGTGCAACCACAGACTCAGCCAGCATTTGAGTCCGGGTCGGCGCCGATTGGTGCTACGTGTCGACCGGGCCCCTTCATCCTCCGCCCCATCAACTCGGAAGTGAACAAGGCGTTCACTTTCGATCCCCTCATGAAAGTGCTGAAAGGGGGGAGGTTCCTTGATGCCAAAGGGGATCTGGCCTTCTCTGGTGGAGAATGTCGGTGTTTCCAGTGTGTCACAGGAGGTTTGTACAAAAGCGTAGGGGGGCCGAGCATCTGGCACGACGGGATAGTGTACGGAAACACCTGTTTTAATCTCAAAGGGGGATTACGTAGAATGACGGGCCTGCGCTTCCCAGATCAACCTGGGGAAGATGAAGCCTGTCGTCAGCGGCAGCGGGAGTACATAAGAGCACACAGAGGACAGTTCATGGCCCACGCTGAGAAATATGTGGGGGATTCAGACATCGGTGAGCTTTACGAAGACATCAAGCTGCACGCCAAGGACACCCACCCCAAGAAGGAATTACGCATGAGGGAAGTGTTGGACAGATGGGAGTACGGGACGCATGTGGATCGGACGTGGTTGAAGCACATCAGTATCAGAGGGCAGGACACGCCTGTTGTGGTGTATAAAGCCAAGAAGGATGAAACGGCGAAGTACAACAAGTACATACGGATGATCGGGGACCTGGGAGTTGGCGCCTCTCTAATAGGGTTCCGCGCGACAGGATTCCTTAAGAAGGCGCAGGCCAAATGTCCCTTTGAGACACCAAATGGGGTGCTCGAGTTCGTGTCGACACCGGACGAGGCTTCGCTCGAGGGAGCGTTTGAGAATGCTATCAACCCACCTGGGCGGATGCATTACTCTTACTTCTCCGACGACGGTCTGTACTCGGTGCGCCTGAGTGACGGGGGTGTGAGGAAGTTCAACGTTGACATCAAGACGTGTGACGCCTCGCACACTGGAGCCCTTTTCGACCTGTACACCGACATGACCCCCGGTCACTTGCGACCCGCAGTGGAGATTCTCGTTGAACAATGCGCCGCACCCTTCGAGATTCAGAACCCCACACCAGCGTTCAGGAACGAGAAGATTGTGCTTCAATACCCTGAGGCTCGCATGTACTCTGGCTCCACCCTCACCACAAGTCTCAACAACCTGGCCAATCAGCTGATCGGCCTGTGTTTGAGTGAGGATTGTCCCACCACCGCTGACGAAATCATTCGTTCCGCGGCACGGTCGGGGTACGTGGTCACGGTGGAGGCCTGCGAGAACGACGACCAGATGCAGTTCCTTAAGCACAGCTACGTGCGGGACGTCACTGGAGAGCGGCACGCTCTGCTCAACCTAGGGGTGCTCTTGAGGTCCATGGGCGCTTGCAAGGGCGACTATCCCGGCCGAAGCAAGACTCCATGGGACGTGAGGGCGGAGGGTTTCGTGCGTGCGGTCACATATGGGATGTACCCAAGGGTGCATTTCCCCGTGCGTGACAGTATCATCGAACGCTTCCCTCTTGTCGACATGCCCTCTCATGTGCTGGAGAAGCATATCCCATACAACCACACGCCCGGAGATGCGGAGCGGAGCTATAGCGATGCCTCACTGGCTGCGCGGTACGGATTGAGTGACGAAGCCATGCACGAGTTGACCCACCACCTGAGTGCCGCTCGGGCAGGTGATCGCGTAAACTGCGTTGCTGCCCACCGCATCCTCTTCGTGGATTATGGACTGTGCCAAGAGCTGGGCAGTCAGGCATGGTGACTACCGACGCCACACACCAACGAGGGAGTTTTCAGACTCACTCGCCAAAACAACAAAACTGAAAACACAAATGAATTGTAATGAAAACAAGAAAAGCCTCTTGACTGGTTAAG